AATCCTTCATAGGATTCAATATATCCTTCTATTGGAAATGATCTATCAAACTTAGATGATGTAACTTCACGTAAGACTGTTTTAGTATTCACAAAGATACGTGGCATATAGATGAACTCTATGCCATGTATTTGTATAGACTCATTTACCAGATCTTGTAAAAGACCCTGTTCAGATCTACTGCCTTGTAGAAAGAAAGGATTTAATGCCATTACACGCCTCCAGCTCCTCTGCTGACTTGACCTGCTATGCTGTCAATTTTTGCATCAACAGATCTTAAATCAAGAGGAACTGGAAATATTTTCTTACCAGTTAGACTCCTTATCCATCCAGTTTTTTTAGCAACAACCTGTTCCCTAAATTGTTTGAATGTTTTCATTGCTCTAAAAAGGTAGTGCCTTACTTGATAGTGGTGTTGGTGTTGGATCTTTTCTTTCATTAATCTCTCGCTCATGAATTGTTTTTATATCAAGTGCATCTATTTCTGATGTTATCCAACTAAGAACAGTTGATTCAGTAAGACTTGCATATGGTACAAATCCAGTGGCAGATGTTCCTCCACTAGTATCTAACTTAAATACGTCTGGAGTTGATATAGTCAATAGTGAAGGATTATCACTATCTGTAGAAGTAGTATCGATGATCACTTCTGAAACAATATCAGATCCATCATCCACTACTATTAATTCAAGAACTTTGTGGGTGTGTGTAATAGCCATTAGCCAATCATGTCGAGTACGGGCATTTCATATTCGGTTGACATCTTCTCATCTAATGCTTGAAGTTCTGCCATACCATCTTCATACATTTGTCTTCCATTCAATTCAACACCACCAGGAAGTTTCATTCCCTGATACTTCATCATGTTTGCACCCCACTGCTTCTTCAATAAAGCAGTAAAGTATTTCTTCAAGAATGGATCATTATAAACCTTTGTGAAATCATTTGGATTCAATGATCTATAACATTCAATGATTAGATAATCATCTTCTTGCATAGAACCATGATCAGTATCAATATATAATCTATTTTGTCTTCTATTAAATCTTATCTGCTTATCTGGATGTAATATAAAATCAATATCTTCTAAGTATCTTTTGACATTTACATAACTGAGAAGTTCAAAAGAACTGAAATAATATACATCATTCAAGAACAACTGATAGTTGATATTGAACATATTGGTACTTATAGTTCTATTATCAAGTTTCCAAACTTTTTCAATACCTATTACAGCATCAGGAATTTGAATAAAGTTCTGAGTTTCTTCAAAAGAATATGTAGTAGTACCAATACCTGTTATATTAACACTTGCACTTGTTGTAGTTGTCAAACCAGTAGAAGTTTCTGCACCAGGAAAACTAGTTGCTTGTAACGAATCTAACCAATTTTTAGTTATCTTATGCTTCAGATACATCTTCTCAACACCATCCATGTGTCGATCCTGAAATCTTTGGATAGCATCATCCATCAAGTCTTCGACTTGCTCATCAGCAACATTGATCTCCAAGACAGGATATCCGAGTTGCCTCTTTCCGTAATCTACTAATCCTTGTCTAGAACCAGGCTGAGCCATATCTACTCACTTTTTTATGTATTTATGTAGGTTGTCTAATATTATATTTAACTTCTTTTGGTAATTCGATAGGATGTCTGCATAAAAATGTATTTGCAGAATACCTAATACCATTTGTTATTTCTTCTACTTCATGAACCCAGAAATAATCTGCTGGCCAAATCATCACATCACCGACACCTAACTTGATTTTATGTTTACCATTCCAAAAAGCAAAATCACCACCCTCATACTCCTCATTTAAATTTATAGTACAACTACCGTAAATACCCATATCATGATCTACATGAGGATGTATCCAAGCACCTTTTTCGTATTTCATAATACGATATTTGTGAGGATGAAGCATACTACTACCCCTTCTCATAACATGAAAAGATTCAAAAGTATCAAGATAATCATGATAATCATTTATCATGGTTTCAATAGTACTATGAATCAATTTAAAACTATCGGTTCCTATTTGAGAATCCTGAGTTATAAAAGTAGAACGTGTAAGTATATCAGTAACTGCATGACGACATTGTTCTTGACCTGCTTCTAAAGGACTTGATTCAAATTCATCAATAATAACATTACACTGTTCTCTACTCAAAAAATTTCTTTTGATGTATATTAGATCAGTTAATGTTGGAGCAGAAGAAGTTTTATACCTTTTCTTTATCGCTAAATCCAAACGTTGTCTAGTATTTGGAGTCATAATATACTTTTTAGATATTTATGAACGTATTCTCTAAGAGAAACTTAGTTCAGTAGTTTCTATTTTAGCCACCCATCTAATAGTAGTGGATGCTTGACCAGTCACAGTTACATCCAAATATCCATATGAAGTATTTGCAGTTACATCCACATCCCATGCAGATGCACCACTATCATTTGCAATACGAGTTTTAGTGACACTACCAACTATTGTAGTTGATGCAGCATTTGAACCCCTTTTTATTAATCCCTCAAGCGTCCACATCGAACTATCACCACCACTAGTAACAGCAGCAACTACAGTTATTCTAAAACCAAAAGCACTATTATTTGGTAGAGTTACTCTTCGACTAGTGGAGGATGCAGAGGCATAGATATTAGTTCCAATTGATGTGGCAGTTGCATCAGTAGTCTGCTTTTGATAAATTGTTATACCTGCTTGCTGTCCACCCTTATTACCCATAACACTATCGGAAGTAGCACCAAAAGTAATATGTCCTTCCCAACGTGATTTTGATCTAACACCAATTACAGTTGAATAAGATTCAGATGCTGTATTATAAGCACCACCAGTTACAGTTGAACATTGACCAGTTGTTTCACACAAATATCCACCAGCAATAGAACCATATCCACCACCAGCAATATTGAACATTCCTCCAGAAATAGTACAGTGATTTCCTGTTACTTTATTCCTTTCACCACCACCAATAACAGATTCATCACCACTTGCTACTTGATTAGCATTATTTCTCAGCATTTGCCAATCTACTGCATTATCACCACGTTTATTACCACCAGAAGTTGAACCATCAGGTAATTGTGCTAAGATTGCACCCGTTCCTTTTGGTTGGAATACAAAATCTATATTTGTTGCTGAACCTGTTGCAAGTAATCTGTTTGCACTTACTGTATTGTTTGGACTTGAGGTGTTTGTGTTTGCTGTTAATATACTTGGCAATCTAAAATTAGTTATTGATTTAGACTGACCAGCTACTGCTCCAATAACACATTCTGCATCGACTGTTGTTGAAGATAAAGATGCCTCATCACCAATTATTATATTATGACTTCCTTCTATATTAACTTGACCACTTGAGGCGTTTCTACCTGCACCTGGTCCTATAATTGTATTACGTGTTGCACTACTACCAGTAAGACCATTACCAGCAGCAAATCCGAAACAAACATTAGTGCTACCACTATAACTTCCACCAGTTGGTCCACAAGAATATCCTACTGCAGTATCATTTCCATTTGCCTCACTACCAGCCATGTGTCCTATACAAGTATTACCATTAGAACCAGCACTAGCACCAGCATACCATCCTATAAAGGTACTATCTCCAGCATTAAAATTTTTACCAGCATCTGATCCAAGACAAGTATTTCTTCTTGTATCAGTTATTGCCTGTCCAGCACGAAGTCCTATGCAGACGTTCTCATAGCCAGAATTTATACTATCACCAGCATCTTGTCCAAATAGAACGTTATTATTAGAACTACTATTTAAACTTGCACCAGCATCAGTTCCACCAAATATATTATGATATGAATCGAGAGTAACTGGGGAACTACCACCACCACTAGCAGCTTGCCAAGTAGCACCACCAGAAGCCATTGTTAATACATGACCATTAGTCGGTGTTCCACCATTATCAGCTAATTCAAAATTAATTCCAGGTATTCTAAACTTGGTAATTTGATCATTACCAATCGTTACTTCATTACTAGTATTTGCTGCGGTAGCACGAGCCTCATATCCAATAATAATACAATTAACTCCAGAAGTAAGATTACCAGTACCACCAGTAGAACCAGCATTATAGCCTAATAAAGTATTATTATCTGAATATGTAAGATGCTGTCCAGCATTAACACCAAACGCAGTATTCCTAGCACCAGTAGTAAGATTTCCTAAAGCGTTATGGCCAAATGCGGTTGCATCATCTGCATTTGTTATATCAGTACCAGCATCATATCCAAATAAAGTATT